TATAAATAGACCTGATAAACTTTACAACAAGCTTTCAGTTACAGAAAGAGAGATAGGTGGAATACCTAACTCATCAGAAGATATTAAGCAAGCACATGCTGCTGCTATTGAATCTTACATAGAAGATTATGTAGGTTTAAAAGAAAATGAATATGGAGATATGTATTTTCAAAGGACACTAGAGGATTGGGCTAAATTCAATATAAATAATAGAACAAAGTTTGATGCGACAATAAGTTCAGGATTAGCTATAATGGCTTGTAATAAAAACAAATATACTCCAGTTCAATTAGTAAAAAAAGATCCAGTTAGTTTAAGCTTCGGCAAATACGACAATACAGGTCATACATCAAAAATAATAAAATAGATGATTTACACTAATGTTCGTGGTTTAGGAGCTGGTGGCCGCTTTGGAAACAATTGGCAAGATTTTCACAGATTAAGATTGTACGCTAGAGGTGAGCAGTCTGTAGCTAAATATAAAGATGAATTATCCATTAATGGTGATTTGTCTTATCTTAATTTAGATTGGAAGCCAGTAGCTGTGTTATCTAAGTTTGTTGATATTGTTGTTAATGGTATGACAGATAAAGGTTATGCTATAAAATCATTCGCATCAGATCCATATGCCATAAAAGAAAGAACTGACTTTGCTTTCAATGCCTTGCGTGATATTGAAAACAGAGAAACTATAATGCAGTTAAACGCTGAAACAGGGCAAAACTACTTTGCTACACCTGATCCAGACGATTTACCTCTAAACAAAGAAGAATTAAATTTGTATCTTCAATTAAGCTATAAACAATCTATAGAAATAGCTGAAGAAGAAGTTATATCAAACGTATTTGATTACAACAAGTACGACGAAGTAAAGAAAAGATTAGCTTATGATTTAGTCGTACTAGGTATATCAGCCGTTAAAACTGATTTTAATTTAGCAAATGGAGTCACTGTAGATTACGTAGATCCTGCTAATCTTGTTTATTCTTACACAGAAGATCCTAACTTTGAAGATGTATATTATGTTGGTGAAGTTAAAAGCGTAAGTTTAGAAGAAATTAAAAAACAATTTCCATACCTAACTGACGCCGAGTTAGATGAAATACAAAAATACCCAGGTGATTCTAATTATACTAGAAATTACAGAGGTCAAGATGATAACTACAATAATATACAGGTTCTTTATTTTGAATACAAAACATATAATAATCAAGTATTTAAAATTAAACAAACAGATCGAGGTTTAGAAAAGGCTTTAGAAAAGCCAGGTGATTTTAATCCACCTGAAAACGATAACTTTGAAAGAGTACATAGAGCTATAGAGGTTTTATATAGTGGCGCTAAGATATTGGGTCACGAAAAAATGCTTAAATGGCAACTGTCTGAAAACATGACTAGACCATACAGCGATCAGACTAAAGTTCAAATGAACTATAGTATATCTGCTCCTAGAATGTATAAAGGTCGTATAGAAAGTCTAGTTGGTAAGTGTATTGGGTTTGCTGATATGATTCAATTAACACACTTAAAGATACAGCAAGTGTTAGCGCGCATGGTGCCAGATGGTGTATTTGTTGACGTAGATGGTTTAGCAGAAGTTGATCTTGGTAACGGTACAAACTACAATCCTCAAGAGGCTTTAAATATGTACTTTCAAACTGGTAGTATAGTTGGTAGATCTAAGACAGTTGATGGCGATATGAATCCTGGTAGAGTTCCAATTCAAGAGTTACAAACGTCCTCTGGGATGTCGAAGATACAAGCGTTAACTCAAACGTATCAATACTACTTACAAATGATACGTGATGTGACGGGATTAAATGAAGCTCGTGATGGTAGCCAGCCAGATAAAAACGCTTTGGTAGGATTACAAAAGCTAGCCGCTGCTGCGTCAAACACGGCTACTAAACATATACTACAGTCATTAATGTATTTGACTATAAGAACTGCAGAGAATATAAGTTTAAGAGTTTCTGATATGTTAAGCTTTCCGCTTACTAAAAACGCTTTAATGTCTTCTATAAATCAATTTAACGTTGCTACGTTAGATGAAATAGACAAATTAAACATGCATGAGTTTGGAATATTTTTAGACCTAGAGCCAGATGAAGAAGAAAAGCAAAAGCTAGAGCAGAATATACAAGTTGCTTTGCAAACAGGCCAAATAGGCTTAGAAGATGCTATTGATATTAGAGAGATAAGCAATATAAAATTAGCTAATCAATATCTTAAGTATAGACAAAAGGTTAAAGCTGAAGAAGCTCAGCAAGCTCAAATGGCTAACATACAAGCACAAGCGCAGGCTAATGCTCAAACTGCAGAGCAAACTGCTTTGGTTGAAACTCAAAAACAACAAGTGTTAACAGAGCAGAAGATGCAGCTTGAACAAGCTAAGTCTCAATTTGAAATACAAAAAATGGAGATGGAAGCTAAAATTAAAAAACAATTAATGGAGCAAGAGTTTAGCTACAACATGCAGTTAGCTAAGTCTAGAGTTGATGCTGAAACTACTAGAGAAAAAGAAATAGAAAACCGTAAAGATGAGCGTGCTAGAATTATAGGTACGCAACAATCTGAAATGATATCACAAAGACAAAACGATGAATTACCTAAAAACTTTGAGTCTGCTGGTAACGATTCTTTAGGAGGATTTGGACTTGAACAATTTGAGCCTCGATAAAAAATTTTCAATTATTTAATTATATTATATTATGTCAGAAGAAGTAAAACAAGAAGGTGAGTTTAAAGTAAAAACCCCTTCTAAACCTAAAAATTTAGGTAAAGCGAATGAAGTAACTAAAGTAGAAATACCAAAAATATCGGTAGAATCTCAAGGCGAAGTTATACCTGAAGTTACTAAAGTAGAAATAAAAAAAGAAGATGCCGTTCAAACACAAGAGACAGATGATAGCAATGCTATTATCGAAAAGCCCGAAGACAGTAGCGACAGCGAAGAAGTGGTTGAAGAAATACGGACCACCGAAGAAACAGTAGAATCTCCATTAACGTTAATTGACGAGCAAGATGTTGATGAAACTGTACAAACTACAGAAGAAGCTGTAGAAAAAGCGGAGCAAACGGGTAAACCGTTGCCGGAAAATATTGAAAAGCTAGTTTCTTTTATGGAGGAAACTGGTGGTACAGTCGCTGATTACGTGCGACTTAATGCAGATTATTCTAACGTAGATAACAACACGTTAGTTAGAGAATATTATAAACAAACACGACCGCATCTTGATCATGAAGACGTAAGTCTTTTATTGGAAGACTTTGATTATGATGAAGAATTAGACGACGATAAAGATATACGCAAAAAGAAAATTGCGTTTAAAGAAGAAGTTGGGAAAGCCAAAAGCTTTTTGGAGGGACTAAAGGGTAAGTATTACGATGAGATCAAGTTGAGATCAGGCGTAACCCAAGAACAACAAAAAGCTGTAGACTTTTTCAATCGCTATAGTGAAGAGCAAGCACAAGCAAAGAAGGTTAATGAGGATTTTTTAAATAAAACATCTAGTTATTTTTCAAATGATTTCAAAGGTTTTGATTTCAACATTGGAGATAAAAAATTTAGATACGGTGTAAAAAACCCAGACCAAGTAGCTAAAGAGCAAAATGACATAAGCAATTTCATTAAGACGTTCTTAAATGATAAAGGAGAAGTTATTGATGCGCCTGGTTACCATAAAGCTATCTATGCTGCAAAAAATGCTGATACTATTGCTAACCATTTCTATGAACAAGGAAAAGCTGACGCTGTTAAAGACGTTATGGCTAAGTCTAAAAACATTTCGACAGAGCCAAGACAATCAGCGCAAGGTGAAGTATTTGTTAATGGATTGAAGGTTAAAGCTATCAGTGGTGTTGACTCTTCAAAATTAAAAGTTAAAAAAATAACAATCAAAAAATAAAATAAATAATTATGTCTGTAAGTCCTTTATTTGGGAGTATTATCCCAAGTCAAAAACAACAATTGCTAGATACTAACTTCCTTTCGTTTAATGGAGGAGCTGGTACTGGTGATTCTGACACATTCGCACAACAGTATCTACCTGAGATCTACGAACAAGAAGTAGAGCGTTATGGAAACCGCACGTTATCTGGTTTCTTACGCATGGTAGGAGCTGAAATGCCTATGACTTCTGATCAGGTTATCTGGTCTGAACAAAACCGTTTACACATCGCGTACGATGATTGTACTAACGATGGTGCTAATGGTATTACTATTCCGCTTCAAGCCGGAGTAACAAATGTTATTTCTGTAAACTCTACAGTTGTACTTATTGATAAGCTAGGTGCTGAGCTAAAAGCTGTAGTAACTGCTTCTGATATTGGCACAGTAGGTGTTGGTGCTGTTGTAACAGTAGCTCCTTATACAGCTGCAGATACATCTAGTCTAGCTGCAACTGGCGTAAAAATGTTTGTATACGGTTCTGAATACGACAAAGGTTCTTCTACACCAAATTACTCAGCTACTAATACTAGTGGTTATGTAAGTGTAGATCCTTCTTTTACTCAATTTTCTAATTCACCAATTATTATTCGAAGCAAATATGTTGTTTCTGGTTCTGACACTGCTCAGATTGGTTGGGTTGAAGTTGCTACTGAAGATGGAACTGGAGGATATCTATGGTATCTAAAAGCTGAATCTGAAACTCGCCTACGTTTCGAAGATTATCTTGAAATGAGCGTAGTTGAAGGTGAAAAAGCTGACGCGCTAGGTGAATTTGATAACATCTTACGTAACTTAGATACGCAAGGAGCTATTGAAGAAAACATGCTTTTCTTAAACCGTGAAACTGCGCTAGGATTTGACGATATGCTCGCTGGTATCTCTAGTGGTAGCGACGGTGGTACTGCTTATGGTTTGTTTGAAAACTCTGAAGATATGGCGTTAAACTTAGGTTTTAGCGGTTTCCGTAGAGGTTCTTACGATTTCTATAAGACTGACTGGAAATATCTAAATGATGCTTCTACTCGTGGTGCTATTGATAATGGAGCTGGAGGGTACGGTGTGAGTGCTATTGATGGAGTTTTGATTCCAGCTGGTACATCAACTGTATACGATCAAGTTCTTGGTAGTAACATACGTCGTCCATTCTTACACGTACGATATAGAGCGTCACAGACTGACGATCGTCGTATGAAGTCTTGGTTGACTGGATCTGTTGGCGGTGCTTACACATCTGATCTCGACGCGATGGAAGTAAACTTCCTATCTGAAAGATGTTTATGTGTGCAAGGTGCTAACAACTTTGTATTGTTTACTAAGTAGTAATTAGTTATGTAGTATTTACCCTCGCCTTACCGGCGGGGGTAATTATTACTTTTATCAATTTTATTATATTATATTATGTCAAAAGAAAAAGAAGTCCCAAGCGTAGAAAAAGGTTGGGAAATTAAAGATAGAACGTATTTTGTAACAGGTCAATATAAACCACTAACGTTTAGAATACCATCTAAACACAGTGCAAAAAAACCTTTATTATGGTACGACGAATCAAATCAAACAACAAGAGAACTTAGGTTTGCTACAAATATGAACAGCCCATTTAAAGACGAACAAAATGGCGAAGCAACTTTAGGCACTATACTTTTTAAAGATGGTGCGTTAGTAGTTCCTAAAAGCCAGCAAGCCTTACAAAAACTTTTATCTTTGTATCACCCTATGAGAAATAAAAGATACAAAGAGTTTGACTCTAAAATCGAAGCTAAAAATGAGCTCGATATGATGGAGTTGCAAATTGACGCTCTCAATGCAGCTAGAGGTATGGAGGTAGAACATCTAGAAGCTATAATGAGAGTTGAAGTTGGTAGCAAAGTTAGCACAATGTCTTCTAAAGAATTAAAAAGAGATTCGCTTATTTTCGCTAGACAAAACCCAGTTTTGTTTTTAGAGTTAGCTAAAGATGAAAACGTTCAGCTTAGAAACTTTGCAATATTAGCTACTGAAGCTAAAATTATAAAGCTAGCTCAAGATCAACGTTCGTTTACTTGGGCATCAAATGGTAAAAAGCTTATGAGTGTTCCATTTGAAGAAAACCCATACTCTGCTATGGCAGCTTTCTTTAAGACTGATGAAGGCGTAGAAGTCTTTAAGTCTATCGAGAAAAAGTTAAAATAACAT